GGGCGGGGCAAAGCCATATTCGTTCTGGTACGACCACTCACTGCCCTCAGCAAGGTTTCCCTATAGCTTCTTAGTGGTGGTTTAGAGTGTCCTTGTCCATGGTTCATTCTTCTATCAGATAACTTTTCCCCTCACTGTTCGTATACAAGTGGAGACGACTCGCCAAAGCCGGAAAAGTGCCTGCTCCCTGATAGACCATTCTGAACTTTAGGGGAACACCCCCAAGCATCTTCCTCTAGAGAAGATCACACCTGTTTTGTACCCTAGCACGAGTGACCTGGAAATTATAGTTTCCAAATCCCGTCCCCGTTGCCACTAGTGCCCCACCTGGAGTTGATACAGTTACATTATGTTGGCTGCAGTATGCCGTCGCGCCTGATTGCAGGGTAGCCTGGGAATTTATAACGGTCCCTCCAGTTGCCACTATACTCGTGAAAGTAAGCGACCGCTGGAAAAGATTGACGAGATACGTTCCCGGGCTTCGAAAGGTAAGAGTAGTACTGGTGCCAGTGCTAGCCGTTACAGCGGCTACAGTGGGGCCGGCACTACTAGAGCCATTTCCAGATTGGAGAGTCTGGACTGCAAAGTAGGTTGGCTGAGGTTGCTGCAGTTCTATGGTGTAATGTATGAACAAGTCCCCAATTGCATTGGTAGATCCGCCACCATAAGTGGCGAACCCGATCTGCCCCAGATCTATCAACTTAGGATCTGAAACGGAAGAATCGCTCATATACCGCACCACATTGTCGGTCGGTAGATGTAACTCGATGGGAGACCATGCCACGGTCTCACTAAGATGACCAAAGTTCGCTAATTCCACGCGATCAGTAGGCTCAGGATCTTGTGAGTCTTTGTCGAAGTACAACCCCACCCTGCCAGCCTCAGTGGTTGAGCAAAATGGGGCATATTCAAGCCAGACCTTTAAGAATCTGTACTGGTCGAAGTTCGCCGATATGCTAGGCAACCAGGTGAATAGGGAGGAATTAGCGGGGTTAAGTCGGTAGAGATTACCCCCCACTCCGCCATTCACTTGGAAGAGTACAGTATTGGATATGGTGGCGATTAGTTCTCGATGGCCAAATGTGAACGGTCTGTTGCCGGCGAGTTTAGGAACGCTCCCCCTCACTTGGCGTGAGATGGCAACAGGTGCTGACTGGTCCTGTGTCTTCTGCTTGTTGGTTCGATTGGAACGATAGCTTTTATTGTTGTCCGCCAATGGTGATCCACTGGGTTTTGTTTTCGGTTGTGTGGTTTTCATAATTGTTTGATGTTATATTGGTACACAGAGATAAAATAAGTCCTGACAGTATGAAGATTACAAAGAGAAGAGTGATATGATCGGTTGGCGCCGTATCACTGCACCGACAGTACTTCATCAGAAATTGAAGTTGTTTGTCACCGTTATGGTTTGGGTATCTGCAACATTGACCATTGTGCTATTACCTCGTCCCTGGTGCTGTTTCTGGATCTCTTGTCCAACGGCTTGCTCTTTGACTCCTGACATACCCTTATTTCGTACGCCCCGATTTCGACTGTAATTTCCCGGAGATGGATCACTATTGTTTCCGTCATCATGTGAGTTCATTGCTGATTGTAGAGTAGTAGGTACGTTGGCGCGTATCACGGGGAATCATGGTCCACTCGTTCATGATCTTGCTGTCGAGTTCTTTCTCCAACGCCAATTGGAGGTCAGGCGTGATGCCAAAAGCAAGATAGAATGAATGGCGAGTTTCCGCACTAGGTTCACTAAACCTCCTGTGTAAACCACGGGATGCGTAGGCTAAACCGGACTCTGTGAAGAGACCAGATTTCGTGAAGCCGGTGCGGGCCGCTCCTAAGTTGCAGGCTTGGTAGAAGTTTTGCCACAACGGGACTCCACCCGTTAAAGCTAACCCACACTCGCTAACTGCACTTAGCCACTCCTTGAAGTTGTTTTCATTTTGAATTGGCAATAAACACGTGAGGTCCTTACTCATAGCAGGGTTGGGTTTCCTCACCATAATCCACTTTCCATCGACATAGACTGGCTGAGTTTGACAAAACTCGAGCTTCTCGAAAATGTGCACGGGTTTTTCCACCTCCATTGTAAAACCGTATTGACGGAAATACTGGGGAATGACTTCTAGTAAATGCGCTTCCTCCGACCTCTCGCATATGAGTACACAGTCATCACCGTTGTTAAGCAATTCTGCGTCTATATCGTGTGTTACCAAGAGGTCGTAAACCATACCGCACATAATCAAACAGTTCCCGAGACTTGTATTCATGTCACCACTCATTCGACACCCAGTCTTCTTATACTTGATACACCCATCGCTAGCGAAAGCGGTTCCCTCATTGTGAATTTGCCATTTTAATAACTTCTTTAGAGTTTTATCATGATTGAAAGCATGATGGTACAATTTGTGCTCCCATTTTAAAGCCGCAACAGAAACATGCTGGTCGAACCTACTAGCATCCAAACCAATCGCCACCGGTTTGGAGAAGCGATCCCACTTTTCTCTCGCTATAGATGCTTGTTCCTCTGCTGTGTAGCCTTTCATGATAGTTGGACTCCCGAATACGCGTTCTACTGCTCTAAACGCTTTATGTTCGAACGGTCTCAAATACACCCCTAACTCAACGTTATATCGTGGCGCCCTCGGTTGGATTATCCGAGGAGCTGGATCGGGCTTGCGCGACAATACCAGCTTCTCTGCCTTGACAAACGTCTTTAGTCTCGCATCTCGGTGGGTTACTGGAGCTGCGGACAAGCTCTCCACCGCTTTCTCGTAAATGGTTCTCTTCCTGCCCCTATAAAATTCAACAAAAGCTTGTCGAGTTACCGGGGTATGACGACCAATTACCTTCTTGAACGCAGACGAGAAGTGTGGAAGACGGAAATCCACACTAGGTGCTGGGGGTTCCACGAGATTTTTGTCTCGCTCTACATAATACATTCGCTCAATCATGCCCCTCCGCAAGTTGGCGAGACGAGTTATTGTGAACACCAATGGTTTGCGACCCCATGAGTCCACTATAGCGGATAACTGCCGCTGTTTCTCCGGGCGCCCTGATGGTTTGACCACCAGATCGGGGTGACTACCACGAGAAACTGTGGTAGAGAACCCTAGCCTCCTTTCAAGGCACCCCTATTTGCCCAGGAACCGGAGGCCAACGCCGCCTCCAATTCCCAGAACATTGTCAAACCACCCTGTAGCTTGATCAGTGGAATTCTCCCCTATGAGTTGGTTCGTCCGGGTAGTGGCACACATAGCTTTCCCCATCACGTCGAACTTCGTCGGAACGAAGACAAGTGGCAGGGCAATAGAAACCGCTTGATGTGTGTGGCTAGTCACCACTCCCCATTCTTTACATAATCGATTGAGAAATCCACCAACCATTAGCCTATATGCTTCAGTTGGTTTGGGTAGTCCGTACTCTGCCTTAGCCTCGTTAACTAGATAGCTAACAAACCGACCGTGTTTCCTGTTTCGAATACGACGTTTACGACTGACAGGCATTTTGGCTAGGTCCCCCTCATTCTGAATGGTGGTTCTTTCAGATTGAGAAGCTGGAGTTTCCTCAAGACATTCTTCTACACTACCGAATTCCGGTTGTTCTTCCACAGCTTCCACTGCTGCTTGGAGGTCCCGGGCTGCTGTAATAGATTCCTGGTTCCTGTACCTAAAAGCATTGTATGTAGCTTTACCAACCTTATATGCAACAATGCCTGCCACTACGAACGAACTAATCTTAGAAATCTTCGATATAGCCCCCATGTTATAGTCTTTGGTTGACTAGCAAAGATTGGCGTCTTTACC